AGAGGCTTCGCCCAAACGAGGGTTTGAGCGAAAGAAAAGTTGAAAGGGATTTTTTGGTATTAATCAGCGTCGCCGGGGTATGTGGCGTCGTCGTAGTCGTAAAATTCAGCGCGGTATTGCCGGGCAGTTATCTCGCAGGTTCCATCGTCCTGTGGCACTATCTCGGACACAATGGCGTGATACAGGTCGCTCTCAGAACTACAGAAAATTAACCGGGGAGGTTCAATTATCGGATCATCCAGCAGGATATCAGCGAACTCAGATTGATATGGGACGGATACCTGATAGTTGTCGCCTGTGGGTGATGCTTCAAACAGCCGTGATGCTTTTCCATCCTGATAACGCAGATAGACGCGTGGATTTGCAAAAGTCCAGTCCAGCGGCTCCGACACATCGAATGTGGTCACCCCACCAGCAGTAGCCATCGACTCAATCATACACGAAATGGTGTTGCTGCCAGGGATATCATCGGTCAACACAATACGATCCCCGACGTTGTAACAGAGCGCGTCCAGTTCCGTCGTCGTTTTATGCGTCATGCGCTGCAACTGGTATTTTCTCAGTCGGCGCATACCAATCTGATATGCGTGATCAGGATTGCCTACACCATCAGCCCGGTATGCCTCTATTTTCAGCGGCGTTGGGTTGCCAGGCAGACGGCATTGCACCGTCTCTTCTGCCCAGGTCGAGCCGTTGATATAGGTTACGTCAACACCATCGTAATCGTCGTCAGTCACCGTGATGAAATCGGTCTGCATCTCGGATACCATCTCGTGAGGGGTGATAGCCCCGGTCCAGGGTTTAACGCCTTCACGACCCACTGATGCAACAGACTGGGTATTTAGCAGAAAATAACTCTTACCGGCTGCAGCGATTTTCTGAAGCATTTCCAGCGCGGAAATACTGTCACCGGTGGCAAAATCGAAATACTCGCCATTCGGGTTCCAGTAAGTCTGCTCCAGGGCATCTATTGCCTCAGTATCCATTTCCATACCAAGAGAACGGCCGACGTGATAAAGCGCACCTGAGATACTACGGGCAACGCCGGAGTCATAAATGCGCGTGGCCACAACGTTTACGCGCCGGTCAGACTGAGCCGCCAATTTGCCCCCCGTCTCAACCGTAACCCCCATCAGGGTGACGCCAGCATAGGATGTAGGCCGAGCCAACAAGCGACCACGCAACGCTTGCCAGTACATCGAGTCACGCGCGTTATTGCTACCCTGCTCATTGCGGCGGCGGCAGCGCACCTCAACCAGCCTAGGAGAAGAGAGATCAAAACGCTCTGTAAAACCCAACCCGTTGATATTTTTAAGCGCGTAAACCCCCTGCCTGCTCGTCCAGCCAGAGCCAGAACCATAAACACGGTACTGTATTTCCCACTCACAATGCCGGATGCGTTTTTTGCCTTTGCTGTCAAAGCCGCAAATACCGGAAGGAAATGAAAAATTCACTTCAAATGCGTCCACCACTTCAGATTCCGGGCAGGCAAGGAACGGCCCCATCCAGGTATTGTTGTCGCTGATCCCTGTAGCCTGATAGTCAATCATCGTGCGGGGTGAGAAACCAGACCAGGAGGGGTCAACCACTCCATCAATCAGCCGCTGAACCGTTGCGGTCGTACCGTCCGCATCCGCAATGCGGTACTCGTTGCCACGGTGAGCCAGCGCCAGGCGTTGTGTTCCCTCCGGTATCCCGAAAAATGCCACTCCGGTTGCACTCCCATACGCCAGCGTAACGTTAGCAGTTATTGCCGGACTGCCTCCGCTGGACGCGGTGCCGGAGGTAAATACAGGACTGTCGCCAAAAACGGCTACCGGGAGCGATGATGAGGTAATGTTTCCGCCGAGCCAGGGGCTTGATGCCTCAACAATCAGCACAACACCGCCACTATCCTGCGCCAGTAATCCTGATCCGGTCAGGCCCTCGTTTATCGCCATCAGCAGGCCGGACATATTCACATAGTCTGCAACGAGGGAAATAGTGTACTCATGTCCCTGCCAGGTGATAGTAAAAGTCTGGCCGGTAACGGAGTAATCATATGTTGATGGGGAGGCATTTGCTTTCAGGCTGGCCGCATTTCCACCCACCCCGGGTATCGCGTCCTGCTTTGCCGTATAAGTTGCAATAACCAGTTCATATTCAGTGCCGTTGATTTCCAGGGTAACCGGCATCCCCGGATAGGGATTAATTTCACCCAGAGAGTTACTGGCGAGAACGCTATATCCCGACGAGGTTGAAACCAGAAAATTCATCGGTGCGACGATCGTAACAATGGCCCCCTCAACCCACGACTCAGGCAACGCATTGCCTTCATCGTCATCATCGTTGCCATCATCCAGCCCGTTAAACGTCACGGATGCGCCAGAAACGGTCATACTATCGGCGTTGATATCTGTCGAATCTGGAGAGGTCTGAGCCATATCAAGCCCACTCCCGCTGGAAGTACCACCTACCTCTGTCGAGTTGAACCAGTTTTCACTTCGCCGATCTCCTGAAACATCTGCTCCAGGTGAATAAACGTTGTAACTGAACGAGTCCCCTAATGCTGAAATAGGTGTTGAACCCACACGGATATCACCATTCGTAAACGCGAAATTCCCCTTTCCAAGGCAAACCATCATTTCGACGGTCATTCGCGTTGGATCATCAGGATTAAAGCGCGTCACTGGCTGTACGACATAATCTGGATAGATACGGCAACGGCCAAACACTTCGCGGATTGGGTCGCCAAGTTTCGCCTGGTTCGCTTTGGCTGGGTTTAAATCCAGCCCCAGACCACTGGAGGATGAATAGCCGCCTTTATCCATGTTCGACATGGTGATCAGCACATACACAGCCGAAGCTGCAGCTATGGCCGCCGCTGCCCAGGCAGCGATAGCAGTTGCCGTCACTCCCTCACCAGGGATCGGGTAAACTTTTACATCGCTCTCAGCACTGATAAAGCATAAAGGCCATTCTGCCGGTGGGACCGGCTTACCATTCACCTCAAACGTAACACGCTGCACCATATCGTTACGGTAGTTATCGACATGCTGGAGCATCCAGTCATGTATGGTCGTATCCCGGTGTTCATGCGTCTCCAGCGGTTCGCCAGGCAAACGCGACGGGTAAAGGCGGATTGTCACTGGTAATACTCCACTTTCAGAAACTGGCGTTCAAAACGCGCCAGGGGAAGAATGGTTACGTTGCGCCGGGGATTACATTCAATAACGTAAAGCGCTCCCTCCATTTCGACGACAACACCAAGGTGGCCGATCATATTTCCCATATAGCAGGCGGCAACCGCACCGTTGCACGGCTTGCAGGGAGTCAGGTCACGCGAAAAACTCTCGCAGACTTCCCCCATTTCAGTGCTGCCACGCTCTTTAATCACAGCCTCAAACGCGGGCCATTCAGGCAGCCCCAGGTCCCGGCGGACCTCATGTACAATGCCGTAGCAGTCGAGAACAGGAAAAGTGCGGCCGCCCATCTGCCAGCGGACAGTCAGGTATTTGTCAATGTTGAGCATAAGGAACCTATCGGGAGTAACGGAGACCCTGGAAGTACGTCAACGTGTATCTGTCACGTGGCCAGGCATAATCGAGCATATTTTTAAATCCGGCAGTGACGTTTACAGTAAGCGGCGTCCAGGATCCTCCTTTAACCGGCATGACGTAAGGCGGCTCCGCTGGCGCGGTAAGGTCAGTGGAAATGTATTTCCTGAATGTGATGCTGGCAGTGGATATGGCATCAATGACCTTGCGAATAGCCGTGGATACAACGCCGTCGACGTTGCACAGCATAAACTTCAGGTCCTGCGTCCCGTCTTCGTTTCTGGCAGGAAGGGAAAGGACAATGGCACAGGCAATAAACGTTACTGTTTCGCCCCCCTCGGTCACCGCCGTAATGTCCTCATACCCCTCACACAAATAATGCGTCTGGCCGCCAATATCGATCTGCAACGTACCAATGATGACCTCCGACCCGGAGGACGCATAAAGGCGGTTAATCGCTGTCATGTTTAGGCCACTCCCTGTTCAGAGCTATATCGAGTAACGAACTCCCCACAATCCACTCCGGATATTCTCCCCAGCCAACCGCCGGCAGCGGCCGTTCCCATAACTCAAGGGATGCTGAATACCGCCAGTACAAGCCTCCTTCAGGTGTAGGCCCCTCATAAATATCGTTAAACCTGCAAACGTAATTTTTTTGGCCCACTGGCGTCAGTAGCGGCATGTTAAACCAGGCGCTGCCGTCTTTTAGAACATCCCGGTACCATGCCTCAAAAGCCTGGGCCTGCGCGTCAGTAAAAATCCAGGCTACATCTGTTTCCGTAGGAACAGAGGTATAGCCACGTCGTATTCTTTTACGCCCCGTTACGAGCTCGGTGATTTTTACCGGGGATTTCGGCTTCATTCCAAAGCCGTCTTTCAACGGCCCAGGGAGAACATCAGCGGGGTAGTAAAGTGTCGTGGTGATTGCCATCAGCGAATTTTCCTCCCCGAGTTGGTTTTCACCATAAGTGCCCTGTGTAGATCACCTTGCCCGGTAGTCACCGAGTTGACAGCTTTTCGGTAGCCGCGCTCAGCACCTTCAGCAGCAGCTTTGCGCACGAGGGCAACCGTCGCATCGGACGGGTTGCCATTTATGGGAATGTTGATATTTGGCGAATAAATCGCGCCGCCGCCTGTTGACTGATTTGCTACTCGATCCAGAGTGGCATCCAGTTTGGCGCTGGTTTTAGCTGTCGTAACGCGCTCACCTTTCTGCAGGAGCCAGGTTCCAGTTTCGGGCACAGAGTCGATACCGTCGTGAGCCTGGCCATGAAGCGCCGATCCGATAGCAGTCATGAACACGCCAGCAGCAGCTGCCGCAGCGATTGCTTGTGCAGGTGCAACAGCAGGACCAACATAAGGAACCCCTATCCATTGGGTGAAAGCATTCAATGCAGCCATGGCGACTTGCGCTGCTGCATATTGCAATAGCGCAGTTCCTACAGATTGAATAAACGTTGCTGCAAAATCCTGGGCATTTAATTTACCTGTTTCGGCCCATTGAACGATCATATCGGTCATGCTGCTAAATGTTTGCGCACCAACCTGTTGCATGGTGGAATACAAATCCATTGCAGCAGTTGCTTGTTCAGCAAACCCAGATATAAACCCAGCGTTATAATCACCACGCATCTCATCCTGCTGCTTATAGTAATCCTTCTGAATTTCAAGCCTTTGATTTAGAGCATCCTGCAAAGCTGATGTTTCAGAATCATACAAACTCTTGGTTATATCACCAGATTGATATTGCTTTAATAAATCCTCTTTTTGTGATTCAAAGTCTAACTGAATGCTATTTAACTCTTGCGCCCTGCCTCTTTCTCTTGAGGCTGAATAACGACCAACAAACTCACTTTCATGCCCCTGTCTAATTAACTTGTTTTGGCGTTCAAGATTAGATGCAAATTCAGCTAACTTTGCATTTTCTTTATTTATCCGAAGCTCTTCTTTTTTGGAATCGAGAACTTTCGCTGCATCTCTCAATTGCTCTTTTTGTGCTTCTGTTAATTTTTTAAGATTCCCACTGGAAATATCGAAGTTTATCTTTTCAAGCTCGGTAACTTCGGCTGTTTTTTTACCAGTCGTTTCAATTAGGGCAGCTTGCTTTTGTAAATCAAGCAGTCTATTTTTGAAAGCATTGTCAGAAGGGTTGCTTTTTGGTTTTGTATTTGGCTGATTCTGGTTAGACTCCCCTTTGCCCAACGAAAAATCATTATCTTTAGAAGTCTCAATTCCAAGATCCGAAAGTAGAGAGGTGAGCCCTTTCGCTCCTCTATCTACCTGTTCCGGAGTCAAGCTTGACTTTATCGCGCGAAGAAATTGAAGACGTTTAGTTAAAAATTCTAATTCGTCTTTTTGTTCCTTACTTTGATTCCCTCGTTTGTTAAGGAATTCAATGCGCTGTGCAATATCACTTTCATCAGCAGCGTTATAATTACCAGATACAGCACCGATACGAGAGCGGGTATAAGTTGCAATGGCCCCCAGACCACCAGCAATACGCCCCACAACCCCGGCAAGGCTTATGGCTTCACCAACCAGGTCTGATAGCCCCTGAAGAACAGCAGGATCGGTGAAGACGTCACGAATGTCTTCAAGCCCATCCTGCAATGGTGTAAGGTCAACCTTAGCCAGCCCAGAAGCAATTTCCATTTTTAGACCGCGGGCGCTAGTCTCTATATCCTGAAAGAACTGATTAACCTTAACAAGGTTATCAATATCTTCTTGCGGTGGTGCGACACCAAAATCTTTTGATAGCTGGATAAACTGTTTCAGCTTCTCGTTGTTGTTGTCGAACAACGGCAGCATTTTTGACAGGTCATTACCCAGGCTTTCGAGAATATTTGTTTTCCCGGCCTGAGTGGGGATTTTCTGTAATGCTTCACTGATTGCCATCAGCTGCTTGTCTGGGGATTGCTGAGCCAGCTTCTGAGCTGAAAGCCCCAAAGTATCCAGCGCCTGAGCTGCCTCACCTGATTTATTCAGGACCGCATCACCGACCTTATCATTAATGTCTTTGAAAATATCGGCTATGTTGTCACCGGTTAAACCGGCTTGTTCAGCAGCGTATTGCCAGGATAACAAATCCTGGGTGGACATTTTAAGAGATTTTGCCCAGCGATCAGCTTCTGTAACCTGCTGTGCAGTATTTTTAACTATGGCTAACCCAGCAGCACCAATGCCAACAGCTGCTGTAGCCGCCGCAGCACCCACAGCAATGATTGAAGAACTAACCTCTTTAGCATCCTTTTTTACTTGGTCACGCCACTTTTGAGAAGATCTTTCGGCTTTGTCCATACCCTGAACAAATCCACCCACTTTTGCGATCAGGTCGATTGTTAACGTACCAAGGGACTTGCCAGCCATTGAATTTTCTCCAGGCAATAAAAAACCCCGCAGGAGCGAGGTTTATTTTATGATTTAGCTAATTTAACTTTTACCGCACCCACCGATTTGGAAGGATGCAGTATAGTCAGTGGCGCTATTTTGATTAACAAGATACAGATAAGACTTATTACCAACATATCCGCCATAACTGTTTTTAGCGTTAAGAGTAAAAGGAACTAACCATCCGTAATAAGTTGTAAACCCTGATTTGCACCAGCCTTTGAAAGGTTCATTGAAATCATATCGTGCAGAATAAGGGTCCTTAAGGCGCGCCGACATACTATTTTTAATTATTTCCTGATAATTATCAGGTAACTTCCCATAATCGGCGCGGCTTAGCTCCGCCTTATCTGGCGCACTAACGCAGCCACCTAAAAGCATTACAGTAAAAACAACAGCTGCTTTCTTTATCATAATCCCCTCTTTATCAATATAATCATCCCAGAGAGAATATAACCAAATAAATGATATCAATGCCAACTTTTCATAGCTTCTTCCAGAGATAATGGCGCTTCGTTGATGTGCGGTGCAAAATCACTTACCTTGAACGGCGGCGTGTTTTTTGCCTTATTGATGTTAGCCAGGACAGAAGCCACCAGCGAAGCCCCCCACTCAGTACGCATCATGATATTGAGCGGTCCGTACTTCTCACGGTACTTGAGCCAAACCAGAAATTCCCTGCGACTCATCCGCTCCTGAGCCACTGCGATGGTGCGGCCACCGATGCCGTTCATCACCAGTTCGCACCAGAATTCATCCTCGCCGGTTAGCTCGTAGTCTTTCCCAGTTCGTTTACATCATGAATTGCAGCCAGGAGGGCCATAACAATCGGTCCGTCCAGCGCCCCACGATCCGGGGTAGCAGTCCCAAGAATGTCAGCCGCAGTAAACACTGGGGCGCCGTCCTGATCGCAAATATGCGCCGCAATGCGCTCAGCAATCGGGTCCGATTTCCCGTTATACGCCAGCAGTTCAGCTTTAGTGGTGTGGTAGCCCATCGGGCGCACATAGACGGTTGCGATATGCTCTTTCCCGTCACGGCCTTTCCACTTAATTTCTTTTTCCACGGGACGCCCGGTAAAGGCACCGGTTTCTTTTAACGTATCGAGAGTAAGTTGCATTTCAGCTCCTGAATAGAAAAGCCCGGATAACCGGGCATATTAATTACGCTGCGGCCTTCGGCACCCATACGGAAGAGCCAGACCGCTGGATCGTGGCGGAGGTCGTCACAACAGCGTTACCCTGAAAATCAAACGGGAAGTCAGAAACGTAACCCTGGAAAATGAACCAGGTGCGATCCGATGGCAGCACCAGTCCATCAACAGCATCCTCAGCGCCAGGAGCGGCGGCTGTCGGGACACTGGTTCCATCTGACCAGCCAACCGCAAAAGTTAACGGCGTCTGGTCATTCGCTTCAGCGAGGCCATGCAACATTATGTGGCTGGCGTTCGTCGGATCAGCGTTAAGCCCGACGGTTGCGGCCGCAGGCGTTTTAAGCCCCTTTTTGTAGGTTCTGGAATCCCGTTCACTCAGACAGGTATCTTCAATCTGATCGGCAGGGTTCCCGCCGGGGTTGAAACTGGTGATGCATTCAACCTCGCTGACCACGCCAGACTTGAGCACAAAAAACTGCGTGCCTTGCGTTAATACAGACATGTTTTGTCTCCATAAAAGAAAAACCCGCACAAGGCGGGTCAGTTTGGGGTTGTTGGTTATCTGGTCGTTATCCAGTCAACATCGAAGGAATAGCGGTATCGCATTGTTTCAGGATCGCGGCTTTGTTCACCCCATCGGGTGATATAGGCCTTGCCCTCAATTGCGTCGCGTAAAGCACGGGCAGCAGCGATCACGTCGGTGTCAGTATCGCCATAGACATCAACCTGCAGAGAATAGTGATCCGCATCTGGCCGCTGGTTCAGATAATTTTCAGGGTTGCCCCCTATGTTTTGCCAGACTGCATAGGGGTAAACGATATTATCGTCCTGCATACCGAACGGATAAAGCCGCACGGGATTAGAGCCTAACAAATCCCTGACTGCCTGGCTGGCTGCGCAAACTGCAAATATTGGAGCAATCATACCGGAGTTCCTTTTTTAGCCGCCCGTCGCACAGCCCGATCAATGGACTTTTCCAGCTCCGCTGCGAAAGTATTAATTACGTCGGTATCAACACCATTGATCGCCGGCCGCAAAACAGGCTTTGCTGCTGCGTGCTCTGTGCCGAACTCCAGGAATCGCCAGTACCAGGTATCCCCGCCGGGATTACCTTTATCTCCGGCAGTGTTAAAACTTTTACCCGCCCTGCCTTTTCGGACGTTGGCCTTAGTATTGGCGTATTGCCTGGCGCCGCCCATCACCCCGACACGAAACGTCGGATCGCCGGTTCTGCGAAACGCCTTGCTGCTGAAGTTGACCACAATGTTTTTGTAGATAGCCTCTTTGGTGAGAGGATCATCAACCCGCGCGGCATTATTGCGCGCTCTGTCCCTGATGACGTTTGCCGCTTTACGCAGCGCTGCACGACCGGATTTATCGCGAGTGACCTGTGAGACGGCATCAAGTTTCCCCAGGACGGAATCGAGGCCAGTCAGGTTTACTTCCACGCCATCAGCCATCGTTAGCCCCCTCTGAACATGGTAGTGTCAGGTATTCCCTGCCGCTCCGGGGGTCAGGTAAAACGCCCTCAATGTTGTAGATGCGGCCACGAAACAGGATCCGATGTTTCCGGGTGACGCCCTCACGGTAACGAATCGTTATCCGGGTGGTAACCTCGCCCTGAGAGGCCTGGGCCGCAATAAACTCACGTGCGGATAAAGCAGCGACTTCGGCCCAAAGGGTTGCGACATCGCGCCAGGTATTAATCACGGCTCCCGTTGTCGTGTTCTGTTCTTTGACGGGTTCCTGCAGGGTGATCCTGTGACGCAATTTTCCGGCCTGCATATCACCCCCTGGGTTTCCCACTCAGATAGGTTTGCTGCTCTGGCGCCTCTTCGAGATCGCCGGCAAGCGACTGGATAATCACATCGGACAGGGCGACGTTAGACTCAGCCAGGCGGTTTATCGCTTCCGTCTGCTCTCGCTGTGCTGCTGTTTGTTCTCTCAGCGCTGCTATCAGCGCGTTTACCAGTTGCTCGTTCATAGGCTATTTTCGTCCACTTTTTTAACCATTCACGCCGACGGAGACACCCTTCACAGGCCATAAATCACCTCAAAGTGGGATATATCGGTAGGGTTCAAGCAACGAAGTGAAGCCGAAGGGGATGCTCATTTTATTTACATCGGAAGCTTCTTCCCTGCTGTTGAACCAATGCCCAACAAGAAGCATCAGCGCCAGGAGGATATCGTCAGCAATTTTTAACCCGTCTGGATCGGTATCAGGCACAGAGTCTTCATGCAGTTTCCGATTAATGAAGTTCTCTGCGCGACGCCGAGCAGCTGTGAAATACAGCGTCAGCAGTTCATCTTCGGTTGCATCGTCAATATCGATCCGACACTGCGCCCGCAACATCTCAATCGTTGTGCTCATGTATTTTCCCTGGCCCGCAGCGAACTGCGGGCATAAAAAAACCGCCGGAGCGGTGGAGGTTGAAGCTGATTATTGCCTTAGCCGCCAGATGCCGGTTTACCCACCAGCGCCTTAATCGCGCCGGTATCTTCCAGTACGCAGTCGAAGCGGTGGAAGGCCAGGAAGCCAGTCTGATCGTACTCTGCGTAACGCTCAACCAGCCGTTTCAGCGTCATGTAAGTGACGCGACGAACGATAAAGCGGTTAAAATCGCCGAAGTAGGCAAATTTGGCACCAGCCGCGATATCAGGAATAGCCTGGTCAACGACATACGGCACCTGCAGAACAGTAGCAGGTGCGCCACCGATAATGTTCGGTAACCAGAGCGGGCGGCCCTGTCCATCCTCCATTTCCTCCACCAGCTGCAACGTTGCATCGTTAAAGGCCCAGCGCACCTTTGGACCGTTACGGTATGCCGGGTCGACAGAGTGCTTCAGGGCGTTCAGCTCTTTCCAGGTAAAGGTGGTCGCTGCTGCGGTATTTTTGGTGCCAGTTACCGACGCAGCCAGCCCTTTAGGCTGCAGCGGGGTGCCGGTGCCGGTCCCTAATACCAGATACTTCGCTTCACCACGTCCGATGCGAGTGGCGATACGCGCGGCCAGGAACGCCTCGATATCTACGCCGCTGTCCTGGAGCAGTTCATTGGATACGCGAATGATTTTAGAGGACAGTTTTTTAGCCCCCAGCGTTGCACCGCCGAAAGACACGTCTTCTTCACTGGTTTCAGTGTTTTCGCCCAGCAGTTCACCTTCTTCAGTGGTACCGTCAGAGGTTGCCCAGTCAATGTCCTGGCCGTTGGCGGTATTCAGAATTTGCGCCACACTGGCAATTCCACCGTAATCTTTCAGTGCTTCGACGATCTTATTGCGGAACTGGGTTGGTACGGTGTAACCCCCTTTTTCATCCGGCGTCGTGCCCTGTGCACGCAGCTCCTTTAAAGCCTGGCGTTCTTCAGCGCTCATCTCGCCAAGACCACGGCGCAAAAACGCATTAAACGCCGCAGCACGGCGTTCGTTAGCCTGTGCTTCCGGGTTTGCTGGATCACGATTCTGCTGCTGGCGCTGTTCCGGCTCGTTTTCGTGGATATAGTCCTGATCCTGGCGGCGCAGTTCCTCTTCGCGTGCAATACGCTCATCAAGGGCGTCAAGCTCCGATTTTGCAGCGTTCCACTGAGTACGCTGCTCATCGGTCCAGGGTGTATCACCAATTTTGTCATGCAGGGCACGCATATCTTTGGCGATGATGTTACGTTTTTGCTTCATTTCATGCAGTTTCATGATTTTTCCTTACGCGTTAAGAAGGGTCAGCAGGCGCTCACGCGCCATTCGTTGATTAATGGCGTTCTTTAGCGCACCGCTGTCGCGCGCCTCCTGCCAGGCTTTCATCGATCGGACGCCGGAGTCGGCCTCCTGATATGCGGGATAAGTCACCGGACTGACATCAAACAGCCGGGAAAACTTCGATATTTCACGAATAACGATCCCTTCATCGTCCTGGTACCAATTTTCACCGTCATGGGATACCCGGAAGGCAAAAGATGACTGGTTAATGTCACCGCGCATCATCGGCGCCAGCACCAGATCGCGGATAGTTTGCGTATCCGGCGCTGTAATGTCGTAACGCAGGCCGCGCTCATCGACAGACAGGGATAGCGTCCCGGCAGCGCTCCGTCCGAGAATAAAGTTGGGGTCATGGTTAAACAGCCCGCGGACATCATCATTCAGCACATCGTCAAATGCTCCGGGCTTGATGATTTCACGGAATCCCCATAGGGGTTCAGAACGGCTGTTGAACACCGAGCCATAGCCCAGAATGCGGGTAGGTTCATCGGTGCGTTGCTCGGCTCTGACCTCCCCGCTGTAACAGCGCGTTTCACGGTCATTCATTGGGCTTTTCCTCGTCGGTTTTAGGTGCCTTAAAATCGTCTGCGGGGTTCGCGGCGTTAACGCTCACCAGCATTTCATCCAGGCCATCTACCGGATTCATGTCTTCGAAGGCTCGCGCTTCATTGCGGCTCATCCAGCCATCAGTGATCGCAAAGTGGTAGAACTGGGCACGTTCCTGCGGGGTCCCGCGTAGCAGGCCTGTCAGGTTAAACCTGACGTAATATCCGGCAGCCAGTTCAGCACGGGTGAACAGGCGGCGATTGAGTTCCTGTTCCCAGTTCGTTACCCACGGCATGATCGTGTATCGGACAAACTGAATGGCCTGTTGCGTAATATTTGAGAAAGTGGCTTTTTCGAGATCGTTAATCATGTGCGCCGGTACATTAAATATCCCGGCAATCATCGACCGATTCAGCTTCGACATATCAATGATCTGGGCATCAACCGGGGAAACGGTGAGCGCTTTGTAATCCAGCTCTGCCGGGAGAAGCATTGTTTTATTCTCCTGGCTGCGCAAAGCAGCTGTAGCTTTTTGCCACATGCTTTTTAAACGCCCCCAGCTTTCTTCATTCAGCTGGCTTTTCACCGAAATAATGCCAGCGGGTCGCGCATTGCCGTTGAAGAATGAGCTGGTATAAGCCTGCCCGCTCATCCCCATGCCTATCGTCTCGGCATGCTGCATTATTGGGCTAAGCCCCATCTTCTGGTTGTTACCCAGCGCCCGGATATGCACCATATCGTCGGGATTGACGGCAAACGCCCCCTCTTCGTTGTAAACGCCATAGGTATACCGACCACCCGTGTTAAGCAGTGTCGTTTCCCAGGGCATGCAGCATTCCAGCCCGGAAACTTCACCACGACGGGAACGCTTCACCCAGGTGTAACCATTCCCCCAGCCCAAAATATGACGCTGTTTTAACTCACGCCACTTATAGCTGGTCTGCCACATATTCGGCTCATCGTGAACCAGGTAAAACACAGGGTGATCGCGGGCAGCTTCAACCTTATTATTGGTTTTCCGCATAACATGCAGCGGCATCTGAGCGATATTCGAAGAGATAACGTAAATACAGGCATACACCGCAGCCAGCTTCATCGCCGTTTCCGGGCTGACAAATACGTCTCGGGCAAACACGTTATCGGTTTCGGCCGATTCACTCGTGATCGGCGTGGCCGGATTTTCCAGTGGTTCACTGCGAAAAAGAGCATCAAGCAGCATTATTCCCCCTCATTGCCGCTAACAGCGCATAAATGAGTAGCAGGGTTCCCGACATCATCAGAGACATCGCCAGACCGAACTGGAGATACACGCCTGCAGCAAGCGAACCGAACCCGGTAAGCCCGATAACATCAGTGATTAGAGTTTTCATAGAAGTAAAAGGTCTTCGTCAGGATCGATAGTGGACAGGAAGTCAACTTCACCACCACCGTTAACAAGCAAGCGACTCATCGCAATAAACATCGCGACAGGACCGTCAATTTTGTTTTCAGGCGTGGCCTTGTTGGGGAAAATATTCTCGTTTTTGTCTGGTTTGACGGTGACGTTTGACATCATCCATGTCATCACCGGATTGCCATCGTGATGAAAACGCCCTGCGTAAATTTTCGCCTCGACTTCCTTCATTGCTTCAGACAGGTTTTTAACGGTCTGAGGGACTTCAACAATCGGTACGCCTTCAGCTGCTACCGATAAAGCAAACTGAGTGGCACTCCACGGGTCGTATGCAAACTCGTTCAGCGAGTCACCTCGCGCCCATTCGATCGTTTCCTCTTTAATTACTGCATGGTCAACGACATCGCCATCGGTAAACTCAAGGAATCCAGCGAGATTCCATTTTCTGTAAAGGTCCGCCTGCTGCTTGGAACAGGCTTCCAGCCGACCTTCAGGTATCCAGAATCTGGAGCGGACATAAACATCGCCATTTGGAGCAAGCCAGACTTTAACTGCAGCTGAAATATCAATTTTGTTGGAAAGGTCAACGCCGAGCCACATTGACCAGTTGGCCGATGTGGAGTCGTCCCAGTCGTCACGGCATTTTTCCCAGCGCGCCATATCCATCCATGCTTTTTCACCCTGCACCCAGATATTGAGATGCTTGGTAAAAAAACCGACACGCGCCGCTACCTGCTCTTTCGCCTTTTTTGCCAGGCGGCGCATATCGTCCCAACGCTTACATATTCCCAAGCCGGGATTTGCTTTCGGCCAGTTTGCCTCGTCGAAAGGATCATCCCCCTCATCCAGGGTATAAATCAGCGCAAAATAGCTGTCATCCTTAATTGAAAGAGGGTCGGGGTTATCGAAATTCTTCAGAATTTTAATCGCATATTCACGTTGTTCATAACAGATACCTTCTTTATTAAACCCAGCAGTTGTGATTGCGAAAATAAGGGACTGCAGACGTGCGCCGGTAGCTGTTTCGAGAACTTCCCAGACATCTCGGGTTTTATGTGCATGGAGCTCATCAACAATTCCGCAGTGAATATTGAGGCCGTCGAGGTTGTTCGCATCACTGGCTACAGGTTCAAACTTAGAGCCCGTCCGCTCCTGGTGAATATTCAGCTTATTACTGCCAAATAACCGCCCCAGAGTTTTCGGTGCCAGCTTAATCATGCGTTTGGCATCATCAAATACAATGCGGGCCTGATCCCGGGTTGTTGCAGCGGAATAAACCTCAGCGCCTCCCTCCCCATCAGCGCCAGCCATATAAAGGCCGATTCCAGATGAAAGGGTTGATTTTGCATTCTTACGGGCTACTTCGTCATAAGCAGTACGAAATCGCCGTACAAACATGGGTTCGCCATCGTCGTCAAGAATGCTTTCGAACGTTATTTCATCTATCAGCGGGACGACAAAGCCAAAAAGGTTAATCAGAATGAACGTGTGCCAGTCCATCAACTCGATCGGCTTGCCGGTCAAGTGCCCCTTCACATGGGGGACGAAGTTATAAAAATCGAGAACGTGCTGGGCGCGGCCTTCATCAAAATAAACACCGCGCTCCGGGCCGTGCTCTAAATCATGAAAGAACCGCTGGCACGCAAGACGCACCAGTTCGCCAGCAACGATATCGCCAGATACCACGCGCTCGGCGTAGCGGAATCCATCTGCAACGGTTGCCATTCATCATTTGCGCTTTTTAAGAAATTCTTCCAGTGGGTCGGCTTCTGCCGGGCCTTTTGCACCAACCTTTGATCGGCTGGCAGGTGTCATGCCGAATTCGCTCAGCATCGCTCTGATCCGTTTCCACGCATCAGCCTTCATGACTGCTGCAGGGTGCGGTTTTATCATTCTGATTTCCCGCTCCCCTCCTTCATCTGAATCATCTTCGCTGTAGACGGCATAGGTGTAACCTTCACGATCAAGAGTGTCGCAGTGATGCCGGTATTCAACATAGGCTTCTATCAACAACTCCAGCGCTTTAGCATCAAGCGTGGTCAACACGCCGACGGCATCAAGTTCCTCACCAATACGCTTGAACCAGTACTTACCCTGTTTATCGAAATGTTTCGGTATTGGGGGGACCCCTGACGGGGGTTTTGGCTCGTTCTTATTGATCGGGCGCTTGGATGGGTTCCCCTTCACTAAAGCCAGATGTGTCGGGGTTTTCGGTGGTCCTGGCATAATCGAAAACTCCTATTAATCATTGGATGGGGGACCCCAAAAAAAAGTTTTCTAACCTGCGGCGGTGTGAAAAAAGGTTAGGCGGCGGTCCTTTGGGCCTTTGCCGTCAGGGATTTGACCCCGCCCCCTCCATGTCGTCATTCAAATGGGAATTGATATCATTTGACAGCTTCGTGCACGATTTTCGCCAACTTGCGGCTTGGGGGACCGCTGTTACCAATTCGAGGGCTGAAGACCTTGTTAATATCCCAGCCAGCCCTGAGCCGGTACTCAATAGAGTTCCGGGAAATCCCCAGATAATCAGCCCATTCGTTAAGACACATCGTCTTGCCATGAGCGGTATATATGCGGCTTGAGTTCTCTCGCATTGCCCTTCTCATCTTGTCTAAGCCTCGCTTCTGGTTACACACGGGGCAACTTGGCACAAGATTGTCAGGCTCATTGTTGGTCTTACAGTCATCGAGGTGGTCTATGTGAAGAGTGTCCCAGCCCACAGTCTTAGCGCACCAGTGGCAACTGAATGGACCAGCGCCATATTTGTCGTAATAAACCTTGCGATGCTCATATACCCGTGAACTCCCGCATGCTAAGGGATGATCTGGCGCATACACCAGGAGATACCCTCCAGTGTGCTCCAGTTTGCCATCCTTCCTGGTGCTAAGTTTCTCTGTAGAGCCATGACGCCTAACACGCATGTAGTGCTTCTCGCAATACGGGCTATTACGGGACCGTACCGATAACCCGCATCCACCCACTACACAGATGGTATGGGCGTGCAAAAGCCCTGAATCATTCGATGATCCAGTCATGTTCACCTCAACATTTAAAAGCGCTTCAGCCGTTCAACAGCCGTCTTGGATTTATGGCAGGCATAACAAATGGATTCAAGATTCGAATCATCATCGGTACCCCCATGAGCCTTGGCCTTGATGTGGTCAACCGTCTTTGCTGCGACAGCTCGCCCGCTGCGAAGGCAGTTCTGGCACAAATGGTTGTCTCGTTTCAGGATGCGCGCACGCCTGATATCCCACTGGCTACCGTAGCCACGCTCGTGGCGACTCTTTCCCTGTTGATGCTGTTGCCAGCCTTCATTGCGGTGCTTTGCGCAGTAGCCTGAGCGGTCGGTTGTTGTGCCTGCGCATCCACGCTTACGACATGCTCGGGGGATTAGTGCGGGCATGATTAAGTCCTTATGAGATTTTCATTATCACAGGCACTCAGTAAATGCCTGCTGTAATGCCTACTGCTCTTTGGTGAATGACGTTATGCCTAGTTCAGTAAGCTGATGCTTTACCGCACCAATGCGTCGGCTAAGTTCACCGGTAACACTCCTGCGTACCGCATTAACAAAATCATCATCCTGATAACGACTCTGAATCGTGATGCCTAACCCTTCCCCGCGTGCGACGAGTGAGTATTGCCCTTCAAGTTCCTTAAGCTTTTCGCATAAGATTGAAGCACCGTTAACATTATGTATGTTCATTTCCGTTTACCTTGCCGCAGTTAGCCTGCACCGATATGTTGTGCGCCAGAATGTCGCGCTTGGTCTGCTTATCCAGCACGTCAATATCGTGGTCGGTCAGGTAGATGACCCTCACCCAGCTGCAGGCCGTATCAACGACTACCGGGGCGTGTAAACTTTTCGCGCAGCTCCCGATCAATGTCGTCATCAGGCAAATGGCTAACAGTCTGCTGTACATCGTTGGCCTCTTTCGTGACTTCCGCCTTACGTTCTGCCGCAGCGATGGTAGCGGCGGCGTTCTCTTCGGTACGCTGCTGATCGGCTTTGGCTTCCGCCTTACTGGTCCCGCGAGCATGACCAATGCCAAACGCGACAGCGATAACCGCCAGCAAAGCAGTTGCCAGACCAATAATCATTTCAATGCCCATAGTGACCTCACACCAGTACTGATTTAGCTTGGTTAAACAGCGCTCGGCGTTTATCCAGACCGTTTCGACCACCGTTAATAAGCAGCGTTACACGCTCCACGTCGCCGGAATGAAGCAGGCAACCGTGGGAAACATAAAACCATGCGGCTGAACGCGCTGCGTAATCATCTCGCTCCAGCAGCTCAGGCTGGGTGACAAGTTCAAGCTTCAGCGCCATTCCGCAGCTGCGATAGTTGCTCAGGCCCGTGACTTGTTTCAGACCGCGACCGCGATATTTCCAGCCGTCACCGGCAACCTGATTACCGAGATTCTTTTTTCCCCACTCGCCCCCATACACCAGATTCGCGATTGCTCGCTGATTAGCTGGCTGCGTTGCCGTTCTGCCGAGTGCTGCGGCCTGCTGGGCGGTGATACGGTGTTTACCGAACGTAGGCACAAGGCTATCTGCTGCATAGTTCAGATTTTCCACCAGCCGGGTAAAGCCTCCGGACTCATGTCCCATCTGGGCAATGAACATTGCCTGATCGAGTGGAGCAGTGATTCCAAACTCTTTCATCGCGGCTGTAATATGCGGAAACCAGCGCGCAGCTAACCCGGCGCTGATGCCAGCCGCCTTTTGAAATTGTGATTGATTCATTAGTGCCTCAGTGCATCAACCAGACGCGCTATATTCCCCCTGAACCAGAGAACCGCGCCGCAGATAAGAATGTTTGCCAGTACCACCAGCCAGTGGGATGACTCGTACAAGCCAAACAGGAAACGGAAAGGGATGCTGGCATAAACCAGCACAGTGAAGTAAGCCATCAGCGATATCATGGGGCGGTGTCTTGACCCGTCGCGCCGATAGAACATCAACGCCCCAACAATTACAGCGCATATCACCGCATTGACGATTGCGCTCGGATCACTTGTTACCATTGCTTGTCCCTCCTCCACGTAAGCGAGAGAGAATCCCAAACAGGCTACCCAGATCCTGACTGTTAACGAACGTCAGCAATTTAATGGCTATGGCTGCAACGATTACAGCACCGAGTGCATCAAGCGGCCTGTCACTGTACCCCGTCCACTTTGAGAAGTAAGACCCCAGCAGAGGAGCACCAATCACACCGAAGATGAATGAAGTTATGAAGTAGCCCACCAGCTTTAGGCGGCTGATATTTACTGCCGTAGCGACATAGAACACTGCCCCAGCGAACGCACCAAATACCACGCCATAATCAATGCCAGTTGCAAGGCCGAACATACTGGCCCCCATCAGCCCGCCAGCAGCTACCGTTGTGCCAGAAACAGGATCGGACATTTAGCCCCCTCTTATTGCTGTGAGTCCTCTCAGAATTGAGGGGAAAAAGAAAAGGCCGCGCATAAGCGCAGCCTCAAATGATTTGTACCTCAGCTTTCCGAGGCGCCTTATTCATGGCGAAAAAAAGCCCGCTCAGAGGAACGGGCAGAAATGTAGGCAATACTGATTCTGTACCGGATCGAGACGCACCTAATAGTCCGAGCTACCGATTTACCAGGAGAGCGCTCATTTTTCCGTTACTACCTTTTAAACATAGCTGGAGAAGCCGAAACGACAACCCCACTACCAAATAGCTTAGTGGCATTGCGTGGTGCCGGGTGCCTCCCGGTGAGCATGCCCCAGTCGGCATGGCCCGCGCTGCATTTACAGGTTCTGTAACTGACTGGTCGCCCCTCCGCATAGGGGGATTCACCACGCGCATACATTAGCTATGCAACATTCACTTAGTCAACATGCTGCGATACCAGTGCGCTAACTTCTTCCTTAAGATTCAATAATCAGTCGGATTATGCATAATCAATGCATGAAATATAATTTCAATAACAACAATAAAAAATCATCTAAAATTATAAATTTACCAAAACTATTGATTAGGATTTTTCTTACCCTCACCATAGAATCCTCCCCACAAAAAAACAAAAATGTCCACATACATTTCAAGGGGTTACACCTGCATGGCAAATTTACTCATTTTAGCACTGGCGGTAGTTCTTTTTATAGTCGCTGTACTTTCTTTCGTTTCTTACACCAAGGACAGGAAAAAGCTTAAAAATACTTTTAAGAAGCGGTATTGATCATGCGCTGATCTTTATCTTAAAGAGGCTGAGCCCGTCAGCCTCTTTTTATTCTGATTGGCCAGCACACCGCCAGCGCCCCGACGATAACCACCAGCAGAACCAGATAGTTGATGGTGATGTAGCTGATTATGCCAATCCCC